AAATGGAGAACCAAAAGTGGTAAAAAATCTTCTGACACAGGTGAAAGATACCTTCCTTCTGCTGCGATTAAAAGTCTCAGTCCAAGTGAGTATGCTGCGACAACGCGTGCAAAACGTGCTGGCAAAAAAGCCGGAAAACAATTCGTAGCGCAACCAAAATCAATTGCAAAGAAAACAGCGGGGTTTAGATAATGGCAAAGTTTCCTGATCTTACTGGTGACGGCAAAGTTACCCAAGCAGACATCCTTAAGGGTCGTGGCGTTGACGGCATGAAAAAAGGCGGCGCTACAAAAAACTTTATCCAAAAGGCAATTAAGAAGCCCGGCGCACTGCGTGCATCTTTGGGCGTTAAAGCCGGTGAAAAAATCCCAGCTAAAAAATTAGCTAAGGCTGCTAAAGCCCCCGGTAAAATGGGGCAGCGTGCACGTTTGGCTAAAACTCTTAAGAGCTTTAAATGACCACTTCAGGAACCGCAGCGTTTAATCTTGACCTCAATGAGATTGTCGAGGAAGCATTTGAGCGTGCGGGCTCCGAACTTCGCACGGGCTACGACTTACGTACAGCCCGCCGTTCATTGAATTTGTTGTTCGCTGATTGGGCAAACCGTGGCATCAACATGTGGACGTTTGAGCAAGGAACAATTAACCTGACTCCGGGTCTAAACAGCTATGCATTACCCGTAGACACGGTGGATCTACTTGAGCATGTCATTCGCACGGGCGCGGGTAACGCATCTACGCAGGCTGACTTGACCATAACGCGTATTAGTGTTTCTACTTACGCCACAATCCCTAACAAACTGCAACAAGCCCGCCCAATTCAGGTATGGTTTCAACGTCTGGATGGCCAAACATCATCCATAGGGACTACATTAAATGGTGGAATCACAGCTACGGCCACCACAATTACGTTAACTAATGCCGCTGGACTCCCAGCTACAGGGTTTTTGTTAATTGAAAACGAGACTATCCAATACGGCTATATCTCCGGCAACGTGCTTAACAACTGCTTCCGTGGGCAAAACGGCACGACTGCCGTAGCACATTCAACAGGCGTTTCTGTTTATTCACAAAACTTGCCATCCGTAACTGTTTGGCCGACACCTGACAACAGCACAACGTATCAGTTTGTTTATTGGCGTATGCGCCGTATTGATGACGCAGGTGGCGGCGCTAGAACTATGGATGTGCCTTTCCGTTTCTTACCCTGCTTGGTTGCTGGACTTGCCTACTATCTTGCGCTTAAGGTAGAGAACGGCGCTCAGCGTTTGGAAGTCCTCAAAGTCCAATACGACGAAGCTTGGCAGTTAGCCGCAGGTGAAGATCAAGAACACGCTTCGCTACGGTTTGTGCCCCGTCAGATGTTTATTGGCGGTGGTACGTAAATGGGTAATAGGTTTGCTTCCGGTAAGAACAGTATCGCCATGTGCGATCGCTGTGGCCAGCAGTACAAATTAAAATTGCTTCGTAAAGAGATCATCAAGACAAAAAATTACGACTTGTTGGTTTGCCCCGAGTGCTGGGATCCCGATCAACCGCAGTTGCAGTTGGGTATGTATCCAGTTGATGACCCGCAAGCTGTGCGTAATCCCCGTCATGATACGACCTACGTTACGGCAGGAGTTAACGCTAATGGCAGTCTGACTGGCGGTTCTCGAGATATTCAGTGGGGTTGGGCCCCGGTTGGTGGTTCAAGTAATTTTGATGCGGGTCTAACGCCAAACTACTTGGTGGCGACGACATTTGTTGGTACAGTTACGGTAACAGTTACTTAGGAGATTAAAATGGGATACAAAACAGCAGCAGATGGAATTACCAAAAAAGGCAAAACTGAGGGTAAAAACCTTGGTGATAGTGGCCCTACCGTTGGTATTCAGAGCGGCGCTAAAGGCGGCAAAGGCAAAGGCGGTAAAACCGATGCTGACATGTTGAAAATGGGCCGTAACTTGGCCAAAGTTGCTAACCAAATGCGAGGTTAATTATGGCTAAATTTAGCAAAAAAATGATGGGTAAAGAAGTTGGCGACGCCGCTACTTATGCTGCACCGCACAAAATGAATGGCAAGCCTCTAGTAATGTCGGAAAACCCCGGCAAAGATTCCAGCATCAGTAGCCTTAGCACCATGAAGATGAGTGTTGGTAACTACAACAACGGCCAGAATGAAACTAAAACTTCAGGCATCAAGATGCGCGGTACAGGCGCAGCGACTAAAGGTGTTATGAGTAGGGGGCCGATGGCATGAATTACGCCGCACTCAGCGCTGCTATTCAGGCGTACACGGAGAACACGGAAGCAGATTTCGTGGCTAATATCCCTGTGTTCGTTCAGCAGGCTGAGCAGCGCATTTACAACTCGGTTCAGTTCCCATCTATTCGCAAGAACGTAGTGGGAGTAGTGTCTTCAACGACACCGTACCTTAGCGCACCTGATGACTATCTGGCTTCGTATTCGTTGGCGGTCATTGACGCTAACGGCGAGTACGAATATTTGCTGAACAAAGACGTTAACTTCATTCGGCAAGCCTACCCTAAAGCTAGTGATATAGGTTTGCCAAGGTACTACGCCTTGTTTGGCCCTACTGTTAGTGGCAGCACAATCACTGATGAACTGACGTTTATTCTAGGCCCTAAGCCAGACGCCAACTACACAGTTGAGTTGCACTATTACTACTACCCTGAATCCATCACGGTAGCGCCAGATGGCCGTACGTGGCTTGGTGACAACTTTGATTCTGTGCTTTTGTATGGCTCGTTGGTTGAGGCTTACACCTACATGAAGGGTGAGCAGGACATGATGGCGTTATACAACCAGAAGTTCATGGAAGCTCTTGCGTTGGCTAAACGTTTGGGTGATGGTATGGAGCGTCAAGACGCTTATCGTTCTGGTCAGTTCCGTCAGAAGGTGACTTGATATGGCGATTATCCAGACCCAAACCACGAGCTTCAAAGCGCAGTTGTATCAAGGCATACACGATCTGACTACCGACGTTATCAAGATTGCTTTGTATACAGCCAGCGCAGATTTGAACGAAGATACCACTGTGTACAGTACGACCAACGAAATAGCTAACACAGGTACTTACGTTGCTGGCGGGGCGCAGTTAACGCCCATCACGGTGTCGTCTTCGGGATACACAGCCTACGTGGGCTTTCCAAACATCTCTTGGACAGGCGCAATCACAGCTAGATGTGCTTTGATCTACAACGTTACTCAAGGTAACAAGTCAGTAGCGGTATTGGATTTTGGTTCAGACAAAACTTCAACGACTACGTTCACCATCACAATGCCAGTAAACGGCCCAACCACTTCATTAATTAGGAGTTCAAATTGATTGTTACTACAACCAAAGGCGACATGGACGATTCCTTGCTTGAGAAAAGAGAAGGTTTCGTTGATAATGACAATGAGTACACCACTTGGGTGGAGTATTGGTTGGACGGGGAACTTGTGCACAGATCCGCACACGTTGAACTAAAGAAAGCAGTGGTTCTTTCCGCTGCTACAGCATCTTTCGAGTAAAGGAAAAATCATGGCAAATACACAAGCAATGTGCTCATCGTTCTTAGGTGAATTGATGACGGCAACGCATAACTTCACTACCGGTACAGGCAATACGTTTAAAGCCGCTTTGTTCTTGGCTTCTGCCACGGTGAACGCGTCGACAACCACGTATAGCACAACGGGCGAAGTGACTGGTACAAACTATACGGCTGGTGGCGTGAACGTTACAAACGGCACGTCGCCCCTATCTGCAAATACATCTGTTACAGCAGGTACAGGTTACTGGACACCCAGCGCAAGTATCACGTACACCAACGTGACTTTGTCTACCGCTTTTGACGCAGTGTTGATTTATAACTCATCGGCTTCTAACAGAGCTGTTAGCGTTCATACCTTTGGTTCACAGACTGTGACTGCCGGTACGTTCACTTTGACAATGCCTTCAAACACCACGTCTACTGCGTTGCTGCGTTTGGCTACAACCTGATCCTCCTGTCTAGGAGGGCAGTAAATGACAACCGCATGGGGCGCAGGCTCGTGGGGCAGTAATAGCTGGGGAGGTCAGCAATCTGAACT